CACACCTCGGCCATCTGCGGTGTGAGGTCGGCGGCGTATTCCCAGTTGCACTTTTCCGGCGGCATCCGCGGCGAGAGCTTGGGGCATTCCCGGCACCGGGGGAGAATCCCCTTCGGCCTCGGCTCGCGGCGTCCGTTGCGGAACCAGAAGGCCCGGCAGTCTTCGCAGGTGCGGGCGTATTCTTCGCCGGCCGTGAGGTACACCCACACGGCCCGTTCTAGTTTCCCAGCAGCGTGTCCACGTCCCACGCCGCCTCGATCACCTTGTTCACGATGCCGTGAACCGTCTCGGCGTCGAGGATTGGCAGCAGCTCCAAGACTTTCGTCTCGCGCGGCTTTGCCCCCTTCCCGAAGCCGCTGACCACGTCTTCGATCGAGATGACGTGCTCCTTCACCATCTCGGTCATGAGGGCCACGAGCTGCGATCCCGTGGCGACTCGCCGGTCGGCGTCGTAGCGGATGGTCCGCATACCCGTGGCCGGTCGGAACGTGATCGTGCAGGCGTACTTCTTGCTCTCGCCGGCCACGATCTTGGCGGTCTTCGTGAGGCCGTCCTGTACCGGCGTCGCTTGATATTCCGGTTCCTGTTCGCTGGCCATGTCGTCCTCGGGAGCGGGTGTCGGGTTACCGAAATTAACTTACGTGGTCGAGTCGAGACGCACAATGAGGCTGGCGGAGCCGCTCGTCTTGTAGGCGATCCCGTTGAGGCGGTTCACCACCTCGCTGCGGTTGGCGAATTCCATCGGTTCCCGCGGGAAGATGACCGCCGGCATTTCGATTTCGATGGAATAAGCGCCGTTGATCATCCGCACGAAGACCGGCACGCCGTCCTCGGCGTCCGTGTAGAGGTCCGGGTATTCGCCCTCCGGGTAGCCGAACGAACAGGTGATAATCCGGTCGGGTTTGATGTTCCGCGTCTGGTAGAACGAGTGGAACATCCGGTCCGGCACCGTGTTGTCGATCGTGATGGTGAAGTCGCTCAGCGTCGTCACCGTGCCGTCGACCGTGATCGTCCCCGTCGTCGTGGCCCCGAGGGCGGTGAAGCCGCTCGCGTCCGGCAGGCAGAACGGCGACGTCGTATCGTCGAGTGTGACCGTCGGGAACGGGTCGCTCGCCGGGTTGAGTTCGTAGGACGGCTCGGTGGCCCCGGTGCCGTCGCTGGCCAGTTGTGCGGCCATCAGGTCCATGTCGCAGCTGAGGATTCGCTCCGCGTTCGACGTGCTGAGGACCGCCCGCCGCACGGAGACGTTCCGCATGACGTGGATTTTTCCGTTCGCGTCGTCGAAGTAGAGCTTCCGCTCCGGCACGGCGTTGCCGAGCGGGTAGACCACGAGCGGCGTGCCCGTCGGCGTGCCGCCGGTGATCCACTGGAGCAGGTAGCTCCATTCGAGCGCCGACGGCTCGCCGGCGTACCGGGGGTTGCACATTACCGCCGTGGTGCGGGTCCGGTTCACGGCGCGGTCGAGTTCGCCGCGGTTCATGTTCGCGTCGGCCTTCACGCCGCGCACGCCGGGGGTGAAGTCGCGGAAGTCGAGGCGCACGCTCGTGCTCGGCAGCGTCTTCAACGCGAGCCGGGCGAACGTGCTGATGGTGGGATTGGCCACGGGCGAACTCCTTAAACTGTGCCGCGAAGTTCGCGGAAACCGATTTCGAACACGACGATGCCGCAGCTGACATTTTGGCTCACGCCGTACGGGCTCGTGGGCAGGTCCGGCTTCCAAAAATTCTGCAACGGCTTCGCGCCCGGCACGCCGTCGGGCCGGTGGTTGCGGAAAGCTTTGCTGACCCGCCAGCGGTTCATGAAGTCCGCCTCCATGTTGACGTTCATCGTCGCGTCGTTCGGCGCGAAGAACGCCACCGTCACGGGGTAATACACGTCGTCGACGCCGCTCATCCGGTTCCGCTCCGACTCCGTCGGGTACGGCGACACGATCACCATCGCCCGGTCGTTCTCCTTGCCGAGCGTCTTCGGCAGCCGCCGCAGCAGGATGTCCGCGGTGGCGACGCCGGTCAGGCCGATGGTCCGGATGCCGTCCCGGACCTGCATCGCCGCGAGGATGTGCGGGGCGTAGCCGGTGCGGGAGATTGGCCGGTACACCGGGTCGGTCTCGCTGGTGCCGCTCCGGAGCACCCAGAGGATCGGGCCGCCGCCGAACGTCGGTGTGGCGTTTACCGTCTGGTCGCCCGTCCCCGCCGCTTGCTGGACCGGGGCGAGGCTCCCGGCGACTCCTTCGAGCAGGTAGCCGACGACGGTCCACGCGGCGGCGAGCGTCCCCGACACCGCCAGCGAGGCCGTGCCGTCGAGGTTATCCGCTACCGCCAAGCCGAGGGCCATTAGCCGCGTCCCCAGTTCATCATGAGATTGTTCACCGTCATCAGGACCGTGCTCGCCGTCTTCTCCAGCGTCTCGGCGGAGGCCCCGAAGAACCGCCGTACGGGCAGGTTCGCCCGCGGCGCGCCGAGTTGGTGGTAGAACCCATAGGCCGGCTCGATCAGGTTCACCTCGACGCCGTAGCCGGTCCCCGTGGCCAGTTGCGCGGCGGCGATGGCCGCGTTCCGCAACTTGCCGGTCTTGACCAGAATCGGGTGGGCGTAATCCCGCTTCCGCTCCGGCCACTTCGTTCCCGTGACCGGGTCCGTCCCGGTTTCGAACGCCCGCTGGACGTCCACGGCGAGGAGTTTGACGAACTCCTCGACCGCGACCTCCTCGACCGTCTTGACCTCGCCGGCGGCCGGCATCGAACCCGCGTCGAAGCTCGCCGTGTTGTCCATCCCCCGCTCGGCCGCCTGCATCGCGACGCCGGCCCCGCCGCCGGTCTGCCGCAGGTCGAAGAACGCGGCGATGTTGGCCAAGATGTTCCGCATCAGGCCGAGTCCGCGTTTCTGGACCTCTTGGGTTTTCATGTGCCGACCTTGCCGCTTCCGTCGGCCCACACGAACTCGCCGGCCGGCCCGAGGCTGCCGGTCCGTCGGCAGCCACGGCACCAGAGCGAGCCGTAGTGCGTCGGGTTCTCGTGGTAAAACTTCGCGTTCTCCGGGGAGAATTCCAGCCGCGCGCCGCACCGATCGTGAACGTAGACGGAGCGATACGCCGGGGTTACCGGTGTGTACTCGGCCGCGTTCGCGTCGGTCGTGTCCGGCATCGTCAGTCCCCCGTTTTCGCCAACTGCGGCGTCAGGCCCGGCCGCAGGGCCGCGCAGAAGATCGTCTGAATCGCGTCGGAAGCGGTTCGCTCGACGGCGACGATCGAGAACCACGCTTCTTCCTCTTCGTCGTACACCCGGCAGTCCTGATAGACCTGCGGCACCGGTTCGGCCGGCGCGTCGAGCCGCTCGTGGATCGAATAAACCTGCGACACGCCCTGCAAGTTCGTCCCGGAGAACAGGGCCATGTCCTTGACCGAAAACGTTTCCTTGCGAATCGTCGCCCGGAACCACTGCGCGGCGGGGTCGCCGCCCGCATCGGTCTGCTCTTGGGCGCTCTTGTAGAACGCCGCGGGCCTCCGCATGTTCGTGAGGCCGAAGAACGAGGCGACGTATTCGGGAGAAATCACGGGCGGTTCCAGCCTCTCAGTTGAGATATTTGCCCATGCTGACGTGCCGGGCGAGGATCGCCGCGGCCTCGTCGGGAATGCCGGCCCCGGCCCCGCCGGAATTGCCGCCGGTGCCGCCGCCGAACTGCCCGGCCCCGAGGCCGGACGCGAACGAGACGGCGAAGTCCTTCACGCTCACGCTGCTCACCACCTTGCCGGCCACCTGCCCCGCGTTGCTCGCGCTGCCGATGCTCCGCGTCGCGAGGACCTTGGCCAGCCACGCCGAGAGCGTCAGGCCGTATGCCATCGTGATGTCGGCGTACTCGTTGGCAAGTTCGGTCTCGCTCAGGCCGGCCTGATAGACCACCTTGATCGACCGCGGCGTCGTGTCCCAGAAACTGCCGAACCGGCGGTAGAGTTTTCCCGTCCGGGCCGTCATGGACGGCGATCCGGAATCCGGCCGCACGAAGTCTAGGTAGTACGTCCCGACGTCTTGGAGCGTCTCCGTCGGCCAGTCGCCGCCGTCGGTGCCCAACGCCCACGCGTTCGGGTTGACGTAGAGTGATGTCACCGAGCGGCAGGGGCGGCCGAGCAGCGTGAGGAACGGCATCTGGTTGCCCGACGCGCCGGGGAAATCGCCGCCGCCGCTGTTCGAGACGCCGTTCTGGCCGCCCGGCCCGAAGTCGATGCCGAACCGCTTTCGGGCCGGGGTCTTTTCCGTGGGCAGGAATTCGGTCCACTCGGCGAGCGCCGGCGACCAGCCGAGAAAGCCGGAGATGATCGCGTTGACGCCGGGGATCAGTCCCTTTGCGATCTTGGCGATGTCGGGGCTGCCCGCAGGCGAGCAGCACTGGCCGAGAAAGAGTTGCGTGACGGCGGCGTTGATGACGGGCATCGTTTTTCCCAGCCGCTTTCACTTCGTCAGGAGGGTACTTTTTACTTTCGTGCCCCGGCAGACGGGGCAGACGACCGACGCCCCTTTCGAGGCGTCGGTTCCGGTGGCGGGGATGGAGCCTTTCCCCTCGCATTTTTCGCACGGCCGGACCAGCGGCCGGCCGTGCGAACCGTAGAGCATTTTCATCGGCCGATCCCCGCGAACATCGCGTCCATCTCGTTGTCGTAGTTCGCTTCGAACGCCTCGCCGGCCACCGTCTGGCCGGGCGACATATACGGGAACTCCGGCTTCTGGAATTCCGTCTTCGCGTTGCGGTCGAACGGCTGGTGGCGGAGCCGGCCGGGCAGCGTTTCGATCCGGGCCATCGCCGGGACCTCGCCGCGGTGGACGACGATCTGCTTGGCGTCGAGGGCCCGCCGCATCCAGTAGAGCCAGCCCTTGAAATCGTCGTCGGCGAGGCCCGGCATCTTGACCGTCTTCTCGGCGTTCTGCTCGTTGCCGGTGAAGTTCTTCACGCACGTCTGGATCAACTTGAGCATCCGCTCGTTTTCCGGCAACGTCAGCGGGTCGAGCAGGACGACCTCCCGCGTGACGCCCTTGATGGCGATCAGGATGCCGGGAATCCGCGTCGTCGCCAGCGGCTTGATCGCGTCGTTGACGATGTTCCCGCCGATCCGGGCGAAGTCGTAGGCACCGCGGAGGATTTGCCCGGAGCGGGGACGGGCGTTGACCTGCATCCGGCCGCCCTTGCCGTCGTCGACCTCGACGACGAAGGTGATGTCGGCGAACGGGTTGATCCGGCCGGCGGCCGGCGGGTTGCCGGCGTTCTGTTGGCCGGCCCGGCCGGTCGGTTTGTTCGGTGTGGCCCCTCCGGTTTGGGGGAGATTGTCGCCGGTCGTCGCGCCGCCTGCGCCAAGTGGTTGGTCGCCGGTCGTTTGTTCGGCCATCGGGCACCTTCGGGTAACGTGGGGAAAAGAAAATCGCCGGCAGATAGCCTATCCGGCCGTCCGCCGGCGTTCAAGACGGCTCCCCTGAGCGTGGGGAGCTGCCCCGTTTACGGAGCGACGTAGGCGGTCGCGCCGTGCAGGACGCAGGTCGCGGTCGCGTTGGCCGACCAGACCATCATCGGGGCGTCGGTCAGGTCGTTCTGGGCGAGGATGCGGCCGTCGCCGCCGTAGTTGGTCACGGTGCTGGCCACGCCGAGCAGTTGCGGGGCCGCGAGCCCGGTGTTCGGCGAGGTGTCGGTCGAGACGCCGAAGAACACCACGTCGGCACCGGCCTTGATGCCCTGATTGCCGACGGCCGTCACGGTGACGGTCACGCGGCCGGTCGTCGGGTCCGTCGCGACGGCCGACGGGCGGGCCTGCACCCAGATGCCGCCCGGCGTGCGGTAGGCGATGTAATCGTTCGCCACGATCGGGTTGTTCGCCGCCATCGGCGGCCGGGTGGCCGGGAAAATCGCCGAGTAGTTGCCGGGGTCCTTGGTCAGGACGATGCTCGTCGCGCCGGCGGCGACGTCGGCGTACACCTTCACGCGGGTCAGCGCGGGCATCAGGAACAGGTTGTTCACCGTGCCGGCGTTTTCCCACGTGACTTGGGCGATCTTGAGTTTCATCCCCAGCATGCCGGGGGCCGTCGGGAAGACGGCCGTGATCGGCGTGCCGAACGCGATCGTCGTCCGGGGAATCACCGACGTTCCACCCGAAATGGTGGACGGGATCAGAATGGCCATGAAAACCTCCGCGGTAAGTTCGAACGTTCTGGGTGGTGAAGGGGAAGTGAGCGGCGGCTTTCTCTAGCCGCCGCTCGGGGTTACCGCGGTGTACTTAGCTCTGGAAGTCGGTACCGACCGCACCGGCCCCGGCCTGATCGAGCCGGCCGCCGAATCGCATCCGGGCCGTGATCAGCCGCGTGTTGCGGGTGCGGAGCTGGTAGCCCGTATCGTCGATCGTGATGTTCGTCCCGAGGCGGCGGTACATGCGGTACCGCTTCAGGTTGAAGAACCCGAGCACGCCGTCCGGGATGTCGTTCTGGACCGAGAACTTGAGCTTCTCGCCGATGACGTACGACTCCCAGTCCATGCCCATCACGCGACGCTGGTCGTCCGTGCCGATCTGGATGAACCGGCCGTTGCGGTACACGGTGTCGTTGCCGACGTAGCTGAGCACCGCGCCCGGCTCGTTGCGGAACGCCTTCGAGATGGCGAAGTACAGCGACTGGAAGTCGCTGACCGTCATCGGCCCGGAGACGCCGAACGAACTGGCCACGTTGGCGAGGCCCGCGGCCCGCAGCATGCCCTGCGGCTCGCTGACGCCGTTGCCGTAGGCGCACACGCGGTCGAGCCAGACGAGGGCGGCTTCGCCGAACATGCGGATCACCGTGTCGCCGATGGCGACCGGGCTGTCGTCCTCGAAGTCCTTGCCGATCTCCATGCCGCCCTGCGCGTTGTACACGGCGGTATCGAACGCGGAGATGAAACCGCTCGTGTCGAACGGGGCGACGCCGGTGCCTTCCACCACGCCGCTGGTGAACGTCGGCCGCTGCATCGCCGCGCCCTGCACGCGGTTGCTGCGCACGTCTTGCAGGTTGACGAACGGGAAGATTTCGCCGTACAGGACCGGGTACAGGACGATCGCGTCGTCGAACGCGGCCGGCACGGCGTAGAGGCCGCCCGAGACGGTGTCGGCGATCAGCGTCTTGATCTGGTACGGCTCCAGCTTCTTGCCGGCGACCTGCATCCCGTTGCCGTCCTTGTCCGGCTTCAGGACGCCGCACCACTCCTTCTCGTGGAGGGCGTATTCCCAGAGTTGCTGGTCGAGCTCGGTCCACGTGTGCCACCGCTGGCGTTCGCTGGAGCCGATCTTGTTCTGGATCGCGGCCTTGACCACGACGCCGGCGATGGCCTTGTCGAGGTCGCTCGGCTCGTTGAACGCGCCGAGGCCGGGCACGTTGACCGGCTGGCCGCCCCGCGGGTCTTCCTTGCCGTTCGCCTTGGTGCGAACCGGGAACAGGGCTTGCTTCGTGGCCGTCGAGAAGTGCTCCGCGACGCTCTTCACGCGAATCTGGCTCGACGCCGTCTTGAAGAGTTCCTCGCCGGTCCGGGCCGGGGCCGGCGGCGGTACCGTCGGGGCCGGGTTGCCGCCGGCCGGGGCCGGCGTCGGGGCTTTCTTCGCGGGCGCGGCGGCGGCCTTCGTGCCCTTGCCGTTGGCCAGCCGGATTAGTTCGGTGTGGCTCAGCGTCTTGGCGGAGACCTCCGCGAGGGCGCGCCGGCGGATGTCGCCGTCGGAGGCCGTTTCCGGCATTCCCCAAGTGGCGACCGCGTGCTTGCGGAGCGCCGTCGTGATAATCAGCATCGGGTTTTCCCTCGTGTGGGCGTCCCGCAAGAGTGCGGGTTAAAGGAACCTTCTTCGTGCCGCCGGGTACGCCCCGGCGGACTAAATTAAATGGCCGCGGCCAAGTCCTTGATCGCGTCTTTTTGGTCCTGTTCGAGACCGTCGACGATTGCCAGTTCGCTGAGCTTGGCGAACGCCGAATCGAAGCTGGCCGGCATGCTGTCCGTCGGCTCGTACTCGTTGTCGTCCGGGTCCGATTCGGCGGCGGCCGTCTCGGTTTCCTCGTCGCCCTCGCCCTCGCCGCCCTCGCCGGCTTCGTCGTAGCCTTCCGGGGCCATCCCGGCCGCGGCCGAGACGTCGGTCCAGAGGGCGGACACGCGGTCGAGGATGTCGTCGAGGCCGGCCTGCTGGTTCTCGTCGAGCCCGTCGATGCTGACCACCCGTTCCAACTCTTCGACCGCGCCCTTGATCCCGGCGAGGACGGAGTCGGTCGCTGATTGGGCACAGAGCAGCATTTCCTTGATGTCGCGGGCGTCGGCCGCTTCCTTGAACTTCGTGCCGGCCTCTTCAATGGCGGCGTCGGCGTTGGCGAGCATGTTGCCGGCGGTCGCGAGGCGGTCCTTGGCTTCCTGCGGCATCTCGGTGCCGTCCGACATGCCCTTGAGCAGGCCGGCGATTTCGTTGATGACTCCCTGACCGGACTTGGCAGTTTCGCCCTCGTCGTCCGCGGTGGTCTCGCCGGAACCTTCCGCGTCGCCTTCGCCATCCTTGCCGGCGTCACCGGCGTCACCGGCGTCACCCTCGGAGCCTTCGCCCCCGGCGGCCGCCTCATCGTCGCCGTCGGCCTTCTTGCCGGCCGGCTTGGCTGCCTTCGGGGCCGCCTTGGCCGGCACGGCGGCCGGCACGGCGGCCGGGGTGGCAGCCGGAATTGGGGCGGCGGCGGGGGTAGTGGCCGGGGTGGCGGCCGGAACTTCGGCGGCCTTGACTTCCGGCGCGGCCGGAAGGGTGACGTTCACGTTCACGGTGATGCCCTCGTTTTTGGTTTCGACGGTCGAGAGAGTCGCACCGTTGCCTTGAACGGTCCGCTTGCGGTGCAGGGCCTCGCCCCAGCCCTTCGTGAGCGGGTGGAACAGCTTGTTGCGCGAGAACGCGGTGATCACCGCGTCGGGGTTGCTCGGGATGCTCACGAGGGAAACTTCCAGCACGTTGTAGGTGCGGATATTCCAGCCCGGCAGGCGGTTGCCGTTCTCGTCGACCCGCTCGTCGTAGTCCACGGGAACGAAGCCGTGCGAGATGCGGAGGGCACCGAACTCGACGAGCACGGCGGAATCGCGGCCCAGCGCGGTGTCGGCGATGGCGCACTCGGTGGCGACGATCTCTTCCGTCTTGGCGATCACCTTGACCATCTTGCCACAGGGTTCCCACGGCATGTGCTGCCAGAGTAGCGGGGCCTTGGGGTCGACGTTTGCCCCCATCGGGTCGAGCACGTCGCCGTCGCGGTCTTGGTTTTTGCTGGTCAGCACGTTCTGGAAATTCATCACCGAGCCGTCGGCCACTTCGGCCGGCCCTTCCGTCGGGGCCGTGGTGCCGGGGGCTTCGCCCTCGCCCTTGCCCACGTTGATCCGCTTGAGGATTTTCGGCGTCAGGCCCTTGTAGAGGAAGCTCGTCGGCGAGTCGAAGTTGGGGTCGTCGTAGATGAAACGGCCGTGCAGACGCTTCAACTGCCGGTTGATGTCGCCCTCGCTCCGACCGCACCGACCGGCGAACTCGCCGCGGCCCATCAGGTCGATCATGTCCTTCAGGTACTGGTCGGCCGGCGTGAAAAGCTTGACGCCCGGACGCTTTGGATCGGAGAGCGATTCGATCAGGTCGAGCATGGGCGGCTCCTGAGTGGTCGGAAACGCAAGACGGCCGGGACGGGCGACGACGCCGGGGCGATCTCTCTCCGCTCGGTCGTCGTGTGCCTGTCCCGGCCGTTGGGTGGTCCGGATTCGTGGCGACGGTCGGGTGCCGCTTGGGGTTACCGACGTGTACTCGTGTGCTAGTTCAAGACTCTACTGGAATTCTTGCGGCGCGTCAACGGGAAGCGTCACGTTTTGCCGAGTTGCGCCACCTGCACGGTAATTGTATTCATCGCTTCGGCGCTCGAAATCTTTCCGTCCCGCCCGGCCATCTTGATCACGATTGAGAACTGGCCGTTGCCGCCCGCGCAGTTACCGGCGATCTGCTGGAGTAGCACGGCCAACTCTTTGGCCGCCTGCTGGACCGGCGTCCCCGGCTGGATCGTGACGGCGTCCGTGAGGTTCAGGCGGGCCTGATTTCCGGCGTCGTACTCGACCTTGGCGGAGGTGCTGCCGTGGGCCCGCTGCCGGACCTTGTCACCGCCGGCAGCGGCGAGCCACGCGCCGGCCATCTCTAGCGTCTCGCTCACTTGATCTCCACGCTATTGCTGGCCTCGACGGCCACGGAATGGAGCTGGCTGACGAATTCACTTTGCGCGTCCATCTCATTTTGAAGCGACTTCCTAAGCGAGTCGCTTTCCTCTTTCGTCGGGATTCTCGCCACGAGCGGCCGTGCCGGTTGGTTCGACTTGGCAATTTCCAAGCCCATCGCCAGCCCTTCCTTAAACGATTCCTTGCCCGCGTTGAAGACGGCGACGACATCGATACTGGTGCCGTGGCCGCACCCGCACTTGCCGGACTTCCGTTCGCGCGCGGACCTCGCCTCGGCGATCGACTGTTCGAGCTCGACCGGGTCGGCCCACGATGGCGCGCCGTATTCCTCGCCATTTTTGTCGCAGGTCGTAGTCAACACTTGGGTAAAGCCGGGAGTGCAGGGTCCGGGTGGGACGGCGATCTGAACCATCGTCGTCATATCTTTTCCGGACGAGAACGATTCGCCGATCTTCATGGGGGCTCCTTATGGACGGCCGAAAAAAGATGGTTCGCCGGGCCGTTTTCGCCGCGGCTTTTTTATCTCTGGCGGCGCTTGCGGCGTCTTGTTGGATTCCGCCAGGACGGCCGGCGGAAGAAATTTCGACGTTCTCTGCGCCGGACCTTCCACGCCAAGCAGTCTCCCGCTCGTTCGTTGGGCGTCGGGTTCGCGTCTTGCTCCGCTACCCGCTGACCTTTCCGGACGACCCGCTGATCGGAATCTACTCGCCCTCGCAGTCCGGGTCGCTGCCGCCGACGATGGAATTCCAGTTCTCTTCGCCGCCGGATCGCCACTCGCTCGCCGTCACCGGGACCGTCTCGGGGATTCGCTTCGACAACCTGCCGCGATGGAACCGCGTTCCGGGACGCGTGGTTATGGTTGCTTGCGAATCTGACCGGCCTCTTCCTTGAATTTGGCCAACTCGACACGCAGGTCGCGGTTCTCCTGCGCCAGCCGGTCGCGTTCGATCTGGTTGTCGTGGACTTTGGCCATCAACTCCTTTTGGTAGTTTTCTTGCTTCCGGCCGTTGACCGCGTTCGAGGCCGCCGTGCCTATGTTGATTGCGGTCGAAATGACAATCAGCCACACGACGTACGACGAAGCGCCGCCGGAGTCACTTCCCTCCTGACCGGCCGGCGTCTGATCCATTCTTGTTTTCCTCCGCCGGAATGGCATGGGCTGGCTCCACGACGACGACTGAAACGGTGGCCGGTTGGGGGACGAGGGTAACGGTGGTCGGCACCGGCACCGATCGCGGTGCCGGTGTAACCGGTACGGGTTGAGTTCCGGACAATCCGGATGGTGGGTTCTTCGGTATCGATCCGCCGACTGGTGTCGTGACCGCCGCAACCGACTGGTCGGGCCTCGGCGCGAAGAATCGGGCGAGACCGCCGGTGATGCCGGCCATGATCGCGTCCTGTAGCTTCCCGCTCTCGCGGTACTTATTCAGGCCGGCGTCGAGCGAGTAAATCAGCATCCAAAATCCAACGCCTCCGAGGATCAGACACGCGCTGGTCGCGACCACGCCGTTTCCCGACGTGTGCAGGGCACCGGAGACGGCCGTCAGGGAGCTGCCCCCGATGAACGCGGCCAGCATACGGCCAAAGCCTACCCGCACGGACGGCGCGCCGTTGCAGATAATCACAACGGCCTGAACCGCACACGCGCCGATACCGACGAGCGCGAGTCGAACCCAGTTTTCTTGAATCCATTTGAACGCGGGGTCGTCCTGCGTGACGAGGGCACCGAAGACGAGGAGAGAGCCGACGGCGAATTCGGCGGCTTGGCTGCTACTCTGCATGGCGTTCTCCCGGTTGGGGTTTCTAAGCCTTCGCGTCATCATACAAACGGGTGGCCGTGGCGGCTCAGGTTACGTCGCCGCGGAGAACCATTTGCACGGTGGGCGTGCTGGCCGCGATGATGAAGCTCAATTGATGAAACGGAACTCCGACTTCGATGATCGTGCCGTCGGCCAGAAGCCAGCCGTAGCCGACGGCGGCCGCGGTTCGGTGCTGCGTCATCCAGCACGAGCCGCCGGTCACCTGCAATTTCACGCGGAGCCTTTCGGAGTTCGCCGGGAATCCGAAGACCGCACCTCCAGAGTAGTTGGCATCGGTGAAGGCATTTGCCTCGGCGGGAATCCAGAGACGGACCGCGCCGACGGGCAGGAGCCGGTTCCGGAAGATACAGGGCTGGTGCATGATTTTGCTCCTACTTGTAAACCGTCACGGGTACGCAGCGGCAATTCTCCCGCTCGCCGGCCGGCAGGGCCGGGTCGCCGGGATACTGGCATTCGTGGCCGCCGACTTCGAACGAGCCGCCGGGAACCTTAATTTGCCCCTGCGCGCGACGGTGGGTTTTTCGAACCTTCTCGTCTTCTCGGGTGCTCCAGACCTGATGCTTCACGCGGCCGGCGCGGGCGAGGACCACGACGACTCGCTCGCGGTTCTCGTTGAAGATCGTCGTCGAGGAGCCGCCGGCCTTTTCGCCGGCTTTGCTGTCGGCTTCTTGGTTCGTGAGGGCGTCGGCCGCGATCTTTTCCGCGGCCTCTTTCGTGACGCTCCCGGACGGAGGCGTGCCGCCTTGCTCGACCTGTTCCTTGCGGTCGGCGGCGATCTGGTTCTCGACCTTGTGGAATTGCCGACGGAGCCAGCTCCAGACTCGCACGGCGACCATCCCGATCTGTTCGGCGGCCTTCTGCGCGGCCTGCTTGCCGGCCCCGACGAGCTGGGCGAGGACGGCGGCGTCGAGAGCGGCCTCCTTGACGCGCAGCTCGGCCGATTTGCTGGCCCGGTAGTTTTTCCATTCAAACTCGACTGAAGCCTGCGCCGCTGCCTCGACGACGGGGAAGATGACTCGTTCGAGGTCCTTGCGGAGCGAGTCCGCGGGCCACGCTCGGTTCACGGCGGTAACCCCGATTTCGCCGGGTTCGAGGCTTCTCAGCTTGGCGCGGGCGATCTGGAATTTTTCCCGCAGCCATTCCCGGAGGGCCTTGCGGATCGTCTTCTCGATCGCCAGCCGGGTCTTCTCGGCCTTGTTTGCTTTTTGTTTCAGGATTGACCGCCAACCCTCCTCGGTGGGCTTGATCGCGTTCCGCCAGCCACTCTCGGTCGGCCTGTTGTATGGCCGGTTCGCCCCTCCACGCGGGCCATCCCTGCCCGGACGCTTCTCGTTCTTGATCCGCGTCGCCGACGTACCCGCGAAGTCTTCGAGGTCTCCGAGGTCCGAACCAGTTTGGTCTTCGTTGCGGGGGCGGACGGGAATCCACGAGCCGCCGCCGCCCTGCTGCGAGTCGTGCAGGAAGATTTCGTCGCCGCCGTTGATCGGCGAACGTCCTTGCTCGGCGCGGACCTCGTTGCGGCTCCAGACGCCGCGGTCGAGCATCTCGCAGTGGCGGCGGAGTTCGAGTTCCTCGTCCTTGAGAACACTCACCTCCTGATAGACCGCGACCGGGCCTCGCTCGTCCTGCATATACGCGCCCATATACCGCGTCATCGTCTGGTTCAGCATTGTCGTGCGAGGTTCCAGCGCGTTCACGACGAGGTGTTCGTCGGCCACGCTGGCCGTGGCCCGGTTGGCGCTTTCGACGTCGCCGAGTGAAATCCGGTTGACGGCGAAACCCTTGTAAATTTTCGACTCGTTGTAGGCCGCCATCGTCGAGTTATCCATCGTGCTCAGCAGCGAGTTGAGCTGCTTCACGTCCTTGATGAGGCCGTCGAGGATCAGCGGCTCGCCGGCTCGCGCGAAGCCCTGATACCGCTCGCGGAACCAGCTCATCAACTCGTCCCGCTGCGGGCCGCTGAGCGCCACCTGATCGTTCGCGCTTCCCGTGAGGCCGAGGAATTCCGGCGGCCGACCGGTGATGATCGCCAGCCCCGGATTGGCGGAATTCCGCATCTGGGCTTCGATCGCGAGTTCGCCGGCGGCGTCGATCGAGATGGGCCGGGCCATCGCCTGCAACGTGGAGAGGACGCCGAACGGGTCGTAGGGGTCCGGGCACCGGAACGGCACGATGCTGGCGTAGGGCACGTCGATGCCGGAGAACGCCATCGGGGGCCGGATCGTCCATCGGGTGGTGTCCGGGTTGCCGCGGTCGTCGTAGGCGGCGTAGAGCCAGTGCGGTGGTACCGGCCAGATGCGGAACTTGACCTTGCCCGCCTTGTTTTCCAGCCGCTCCATCCACCAGTAATAGTCGCCGAAAATCTCGATCCCCATGAACGTGACCAGCTTCAGCTGGTACGAGACCATCATCGGGTTGGGGTTGTCGATAGCGTCGAGGATGACGTGCGAGTCGACCGGCTTCATTTTCGCGACTTGCGATTCCATCGACTTCGGCAGCGTGCGCGATTTCTCGCGCACGCCCGGCTTCCACTTCCGCCCGTCCGGTGCCATCAGGGCCACGCGGGTCGCGGGCCGGGCCAGTCGGTTCGCCAGCAGCCGGATCGGGCTGAACGGCGTGCTCTGGAACATACCGTACTGCTCGTTGCGCTGGTACAGCGTGCGGTTCGGGGCCATGCCGAAGCCGCCGCCGTACGAGCCGTGGGCGAGCGCGGGGAGCGAACCGGAGGAGCTCGAACCGACGAGCGGGGCACTGGCGACCGAACGCCGGGCCACGTCGCGGAACCGGGTCGTGATGGCGGTGTCGAACATGGGCGGTGCTCGATTTTAGCGGGGCGGATTGGGCCGGGCCGGGACTGGCTGGCCTTTGACGATCTCGGCGACGCCGCGGACGGCTGCCTCCTGAGAATAGATCGCGGCCGCGGTGCGGGCCTTGGCCTCTTCGTAGACCGCCGAGAGGGCGGCCTTCCAGATTTGCGTTTCGGCTTTTGCCGTCTCGGCTTCGGCTTTGAGCTGCGCCCGCTCGACGCTGAGAGAAAGATTGCGAACTTGCAGGTCGCGGACCATCTGCGCGAGCGCAATCGGGTCGAGGCCGTCAAGGGAAGCGGCCCGGTCGGGGTTCCGGCCGGGCCGCCACGAAATCATGCGTGCGAGCCAGTTCATGTTTAGCCGATGCGCTCGACACCGAACCGGGCGTCGGTCACCACGAAGTTGCCGTCGGACGACGCCGCGAGGTCGATGTCGATCGCCACGCCGGTCTTCGGGGCGAAGGCCGCGCCGATGACGCCGCCGGCCGCCGGGTCGGCGTAGGCCGCGATGCCGGCCCCGTTGGCGATGTCCGTCTCGGTGACGGTGAAGACACCGGAGAATCGCAGGTTATTCGTGCCGGTGGTGCAGGTCATCGCGCCGCGGGGCACGGTCGTCAGGGCGGTGCCGGCCTTCCGCACGCGGGCGGTGACGACGGCGGCCACGCTCTGCACGAAGCTGGCGAAGAAGTCGTAGCGGTAGGTGCCGGGGGCCGTGACGACGAGCCGGTTGTTCGCCTTGTCGGGCGTCACCGAGAAGTCGGACTGGCTGGACGCGGCACCGGGTTCGTTGCTGCCGATGGTGCTCCAGAGGGCGAGCAGGCCCGGCGTGGAGGTCAGGGCCTGCGAGTTGGCCGCGGCGACCTGCGCGATCTGAATGCCTGCGCCGGACAGTTTGGCTTGGGACATGGGGCGATCTCCTTAGACCAGAAGTTCACAGAGGTAACCCGGCGAGGCCGGCGTGATTCGGATTAGGTTTGAGGATACTCGTTCGGATGTGAAATATCAAGTACCCGCCGGTTTTTCAAAAACGAAAGTGGGCGGGCCAACTGGCCCACCCACTTGGCTCCTCGATCGAAACCGGGTTCAGCTTTTCTCGAATTCCGACTTGGCGTCTTCGTCCCAGCCGCTCGCGTCTTCGCTTTCGTAGATCGGCACCGGCTGGGCGTCCAGACATTCTCTGTAGTTTCCGGCTACCACCATGCACGCTGCGTTCAGGATGTGAACCCGCTCGTCGTCCGAAAGCCGGCCGTCGCCCTTCGTCTCGGCGACGAAAATGGTATGGCCGCCGCATTCGGGCACGTCGGCCCTGAAGGTCCCGTGCCGGAGCCGGAAGTAGGCGACCTGCTTTCCGGTTTCGTCGTAGACGTCGTACTGCTCCGGGCAGGCGTAGCAGGTGCAGACGAGTTTCAGCTTCATGGATTTTTGGACTCCCTAATCGCGGGGCGGATGACGTTGAACAATTCCCACGCATAGACGCCGTAGAACTCGGCCGCCTCTTCCCAGCCCATCGCGCCGATTCGCCTGTTCGGTCGCCAGCCGCCGGCGATCGTTTCTGCGTCGGTCACGATGCTGCTCCCGGCGGCGTGGCAGATTCGGCAATGGCGGCGTCAATCATTCCGTGAACTTCGGAAAGGTATTCCTTCTTGCCGCCACGATCGTGCGGCGTGCTTCTATTCCCGAATGGCCCAAACGGGTCTGGCATCAGCCACGCCTTCGCTTCGGCCAACGCCTCCCGAAGCGATTGCATCTTAGCCTCCATCCACTTGACGCCTTCGACGACGCTGTCGCCCTTGAAGCCGGCGTTCAGGCACGCGATCGACATCTTGATGAGAGCCTGAACTTGGTCGCCCTTCCAGCCTTCGAGTTGTTGGACTTGGGCGGTCAGGCCGGCAACCTTGTCCAGCAAGGTACCCGCGTTGTCCTTCGCTTCGGAATAAGGAACGCCGTTGAACCCGGCGGATTCGAGGGCGGCAACGAGCGGGTAAACGTGCTCGCTCCAGTTCACGGTTTGGAAACCGATGATACTGTTGCGGATGTCGTTGATCTTTGCGAGGGCGATTTGTAGATCGCGGATTTTTTCCGTTCCTGCCCCGGCTTCGACTACGGGCTCGGCCAGCTTGTGGCGAAGGCTTTCGATCACGAGTTGCAGGGCCGGGTAGTTCCGGGCCTCGCTCCGCACCGATTGGATGGCCTCGATCACGTCGCCGAGTTCAGTCTCCGGGTGGAAACCGAGACTCGCGCAAACGGCCTCGTATCGCTCGTCCGCGGGGTGGCCGGGAATGTCGGCCGCCACGAGCAGGTCGCGGAGATGCGCGGCCTCGTTGGCGTAGAGCTGGAACTCTTGGGTCGCGACCCGCGTGAAGACGAGGTCGACGCAGTCGGCCTCGTCGCGGCCGACGCGGACGCCGTAGGACTGTTTCCAGCCATCCGCCGGCGGGGGGAGTTCGCTTCGCAGCGAGGAGGCATTCGGTTCCGGCAGGCCCGCCGGCCGCTTCTGGAATTGTTTATTCCACAGGAGCCGGGCCATGAACGGGTCTTTCGACTGGTCGATCAGGACGTCGACGTAGTCCAACGCCTCGACGATCTGCCCGTCGCCCCACGCGTTCTTGCCGGTCTCGATACGCTTGTTGATCCACCACTGCACCGTGGCCGCGGCCGTCACGTCGCGGCCGTGCTGCCGTCCGGGGCACGTCACCATGAACGCCACGATCACGGCGTAGATGTCCACCTTGATCGGTTCGCCCACGCCGTCGGCCGGGTAGATCGTGCGGAGGTATTTGCTGCCGACATGGCTCGTGATCGGGGCCGCTGCCGGCGGCGCGGTGGCGGCCTTCGTCTGGCACCAGCACGGGCACTGGGCGACGCCGTAGAGGTGCGGCGTGCAGCCCTCGCGGTGCCGGATGGTGCCATGCCGCGGGCCGTAGCCTTGGCAGCCGTTGCACATGAAGACGGAGCCGCCGCCGTCGCACGATTTACACTTGGTGTCGCTCACCATTTTCCTTTCGCCTCTGGTGGCCAGTAGAAGTCCATCACCTTGGGGTCGCAGTCCCAGCCGAGCCTCAGGAGGTACGCGGCGAGGTGGTCGTTCTGCACCGCCTCGACAACGTAGAGGTCGAAGCCCGGCGTGGCTATGAATGCCGTCAGGAACCGCGAGAACACGCCTTGCCGGCGATGATCCTTGTTCACGAGCACGCCTTCGAGGACGAGGGCTTCGTGGCACGGTTCCGGGAATGGCCGGAACTGGCTCGACTGCCGGCGGTTGGCTTTCTTGATCCAGCACCGGCGGAAGGTGAAGTCGATCCAGTCCCGGTCGCTTTCGGGGGCGAGGATCGGTTGCGCGGTCATGGTGTTATGGCTCCCGTTCGAACCATTTTTTCCAGAGGTAATGGACGGCGCAAAACGCCGTGAACAAAACCCACAGCACGATCCAAAACAGCGGCGAATCGAGTGGGTCAAATTGCGTGTTCACAGGTAGTCATCCCATTCGTCGGCAATTACTTTCGGCGTGCCGGGGTCGGGTCCCCATTCCGGCTTCCACATTTGGCGGATTGTGTCGGCGGCTTTTTTCGAAAGCCCCGGCACGTTGATTGCCGCAATTTCGCGGGCGATCCTCTCCCGCATCGCCCGCAGGCCGTGCGCGAAAATCTTTGGCCCCTCGTCGATGCTGAGGCATTCCTCGTGGGCACCGGAATCGCTGTCGAAATCGAAGTCGGGCGGGTAGTTGCTGGACACGGTTCGTCTCCTTGGGTTGGCGTGGGGGCTTACCAGTCGGGGTAGTCGATGCCGGGCTGCGGCGTGGCGGCCGGTACTGGCGGCGGAGTCGCTGCTTTTAGACCGGCGATGACTTCTTCAGCCGCCTTGGTCCACGCCGCGTGGTCCTCGGGGCTTCGGCGGTGCATCCGGTACTGGTTCAGGTTCATAAACGAAATCACTTTGACCGGGTCGGGCTGCATCAGTGTGCCACGGAGGTGGTTGCCGATGGCTTCGAGTTCGCGCCAGCCTTCTTCGGGCACCTCGGGGTGCTTGGCCTTGATCGCGTCGATCATTTCGATTGCGTACGCGATCCCTTCTTCAAGGTTTTCGACGCGGGTGTTGAGCATGGCTTTCCTTTCTTGGGTTTGGCGGACCGTTCCTTCTCGGCCCGGTCGTTGATCCTGCGGGCGATCTTCCGCCAATCGCCGTCGCTGATGAGGTCGTGAACGTGGAGCATCTGTGAGCAGAGCCGGAGGCGTTCCAGCAACGTGGTCGAGGGCCAGACGACGGTCTTGGTGCTGAGCTTGCTCATTTTTTTCCTTGTTTAGTTTCCCGTTCGGCCCACGCGAGAAACGCCCGTTGCAATTCGATTTTCGCCGCCGCCGTCGTCTTGAAACGGCAGATGGTTTCATCTGATTCGAAAACCCCGCCGCCGGGCAATGCAATCGTTTCGCCGGCCATCAGGTCGAAAACCTCGTCGGGTATTGAGTCGGCATCGCCGCGGTCGCCGTCGGCGAATTCGCTCGCCCGGAACCAGCACACCCCGCCGATCTCGTGGCCCTCGTCGTCGCTGCCGTAAGGGTCTTTGGCTTCGATTGCCGCGGAGAATTTCCCGTGCATGTTCCCTCCGGCTTCGGGTTACCGTCGGTTACTTGAACGCAACCTTGAGCTGCTTCGCCACCGCCCTCGCGGTCTTCCGCGAGGTCCAGAACATCTTGCCGAACCCGGTGATCCTCGCCACCCGGACGATGAGGGCCTGACCCTCCGCCGCCGTGAGCACGCGGGCCGGCTTGCAGCCGTGGGGACACGAGAGGCTCTCTTCCACGCCCCACATGCGGCAGATGAGCGGCCGCACCGCGTAGGCGGAACACTTTCCATCGGGCGTCAGCAGCGAGCACCGGAGGCCCTCCCTCGCCGTGCCGCACGACGGGTCGCTACCGGTGGCGTCGCGGATGCGCTGCCGCTCGATCTCGGTCATGCCGATGGGGCCGCAGGAGCCGCCGCAGAGGCCCTTGTACTCCATCGCAGGGATGTCGGCGTAGACGGCTTCGAGCTCGCGGACGCCGACGACGGGCAGGGGGCGTTTCATGGCTTGGGTTGATCCTTGAACTCGCGGAAGGTGTGCTCGTGCGTTTCGTGGTACGGGCGGCCTCGCGGCTTCTCCGGCCGCTTGGCCGATTCCTCGATCAGCCGGGCGACCGCCATCACGTCGCCGTCCTTGACGTCGAGAATCTTGTCGGCAAGCCAGACCGGGTCGGCCGTCCACGCAATCACGACGCTCTTGTCGGGCGTGTGGACGACGTGGCCCTGCTTGAGTTGCTCCAAGTTTGTGCTTTCCAGAACGACGACCTTAATTTCGCCGTTCGCCGATTTCATGTAGATCATCGCCGTCTCCGTTAGGGTTTCGAATTCGCGCAGGTCCGGCACGGTTGCACCGCCGTCTCCGCGGGCGTCTTCCAGTACAGGCACGTTGGGCACCACGACCAACCGTCGTCCGGGAACGCCTCGTTGAGCTTGAGCATGAAGGCGTGGAGGGTGGCCGGCAGCGAATCCTTCGAGACGCCGACGGCCATCCCGGCCTCGATCAGTTTCGCGAGGCTCTCGACCGAGTGGAACCGGTGCGGGCCCGTGCGCTGGCGGACGAAGTCTCGGGTCAGTTCCGTGGATTTCATCAGAGCCTCCAGAGGATCGAGAAGAACGGGAGCGAGAGCATGTGTATCCGGGCGTCGGTTCCGCGGTCGCATTCGAAGATCGACGGTACGCTCCGATAGCCGATCCCGATGTCGGGGGTCATACCCAAGAACACGCCGAGACCGAACTGGATTGTGAACAGGTGCTTGCCGGAGGCCCAGAAAACCGTGATCTTGCCGGGCTCGACTTCATTTGACGGCCGCATTTCCGCTTCCCCGTACTGGTGTCCGCGTTGGTTCTCTTATAGCCCGCGGCACCGGGTTTTGTTCCAGTCTTTTGGCATCGCCTTTTTGTAACGCCGCACGGTCACTTCGTGAACGGAGAGCGCGGCGGCGACGGCAGGAGCCGTCTTGCCATCGGCGAACATATCCCACGCACGGTGCTTGCGGTTCATCGAACGCACGAGTCGGGCATCGAGTTCCTCGCCTGCCCCGACCGTGGCGAGCTGCTTGGCGACGGCCGAATCAGTCAGGCGAAGCGCGGCCGCAATTTCATGCCGAGACTTGCCCGCGCCGGCCATCGCGATCAGCAACGCACGCTGCTTCGAAGTCCAAAAGTGGCATTTACGGCGAGCCGGCAAGCTGAGACGATGGCTGCGAATGTCGTGGACCGTTGATCGGTCGAGGCCGACCAATCCAGCGATTTCCGGGTCGGTGAGGCCCGCCGCGTTGAGCTCGCGTATTTGCTGGACCTTTTCTGGCGTGGCGGTCCGTGGCAGATTACGCACGACCGGACTCCCGCGCCGCGTACCACTCCGCGAGCGGGACCGGCCGCTCGCCGTCCCACACGGTGATCGGAATTCCTTCCGCCTTGAGATAGGCGATCATGCGGAGGAATGTCGGGTGCCAGTGGTCGACCTTCGCGTACCACTTGCCGGGGTTCCGGGCGATTTCGCCGTTGCACAGATTCTTGCCGAGCCCGTCCCCGTTGACGTTGTCGCGGCAGGCCCAGAGGTCCGGCGACTCCGTGTGTCTGTTGGCGCGTCGGAAAGTCGGGTCGGGCTCGCTGTAGCTGGCCACGGCGAACGTAATGTCGCGGTAGAGGGCACCCGGCTCGTGCTCGGCGAGGATCATCCCGACCGGGAACCGCTTGGCCGGGTCCGGACGGCCCTGAGCTTCGCAGGCGATGGCGGAGGCGGCATCGCCGAACGTCAATCCGCAGATTTCGCATTCGTAGGTCGTTCGTGTTTTCATGGCTGGTGCTCCGGACCGTCGCGTTCTTCTTCTTCCGGACCCGGCGGCGGCTTCATCGCCAGCAGGGCCGGCAGTTCGTGGAGTTCGACCGGGCGCGCCGCGCCTTCGTAGATGACTTCGGGGCCGGAGTCGCCGGCAGGCGAGTCGTATGATTGCACCTTGACCGTGCCCTCGAACAGGCAGAAGCCGGTTTCCGATTGGCACTCGTCGATGCCCAAGTCCTCGCAGGCCTCCGAGATTTCGTCGCAGTCCCACGCGACGGTGATGCTGTCCGTGGCCATCACGAACGACTGCCGGCAGATGGAAATGCCGATCAGCACCCGGACTCGTTCCGGGGTTTCTGGTGGTAGCATTGCTCGCTCCTCGCGTGGGGTTACCGCCGGTTACTTATAGCCGCTTCTCGTCGATGCCGAGCAGCGAAATCAGTTCGACCGCGTCCTTCGGCGTCAGGCCCTCGTTGCTCGCCGTCTGCACGAACGGGTGGCCCGCCGCGCGGATGCCGAGGTCGGTCCAATTTCCGTCGTCATCGGTCCCGCCGTCGTCCACGACGGCGTAGCGGGCCGCGTGCGAGTTCGCCGTTAGCCAGTCGGCGATCTGCCGGCCCCGTTCGTTGGATCGCGGGAGTTGCTTGTAGATGTCCGCCTCGGTCGTGACGTTGCCCTTCGGCAGGTGGTGTTCCATCGTGTCGCGGCGGGTGATCCCGACTAGGCGGTTCCAAATGCCGTGGGAACGCAGCAGCCAACTCAGCCCGGCGACATTCGTCTCGTTTCGGTAGACGAGGTACCGCCACGACGACGAAAGGACAATCTGGGCGTTCGTGTGCCTGAGAACGAAGTTCAGAAGCGTGACCTTTTCGTCAAGGATAACGCTTGAACCGATTCGCTCGTCGAACGGCGGATGGCAGTTTAAAACTCCATCCACGTCCAAAAACAGAACGGGCTTGAATCGGCTGTAGTCGATCATTGTTACGCGAGCCTCCATTTGACCGGGCCGGCGGGTTGGTATGAGGCCGACCCGTTCCGGTAACGCCTCGCAATTTGGCCGTCGTCCACGAAACCGGCACCGCGGAGACAGCATAAAGTCGAGGCCACGCTCCGTACGCTTTTGCCGCACCGCGCGGCGATCTGGGCCGTCGTCTGCGGCCGCTTCCAAACCGCCACCAACACGTCGCTTTGATTCTTATTCATTGGGTTGTCCTGCCACTTCTAGTAGGATCGGCGGCTCCCGGTCGCGGAGCTTCCCGACGATCTCGTAGTGCTTCCGCTTGGCCTCGCCGAGCGTGGGCGTCCGCCAGCATCCGAGGTCGTCGCCGTCGCAGCCCTCGACGTCGCTGAAGACCATCGTTTCGAATAGCAGCGGCACCGGAGGAACGCCGCGTCCGTGGTCGATGGCGGAGTCGATGCCGAGGAACACCGTCGAGACGCGGAAGCTGCCGACCTGCGTGAGGTCGATGCGGCGATTGTCGCCGTTACCGAACCACTGCGCCCACGCGAGGTAATCGACGACTTTCGGCTTGCCGTTTTTGAGGATGTAATGCTTCATCCCGCCCCCGGAGTGTGCGACATCAGGTTTTTGTCGTCTTCTTTGAACTCCGCATCGCACGCGGTGCAGACGTCGTCACCGGTGGAGTCGCGGACGGCCGGGTTCTCGTTGCACACGCGGCAGACGCCGTGCTTGTGGTTGAGCAGTTTCAGGACCATGTCGCCGAGGGCCGCGGCAACCGGCTTTCCGCCGAGCAGCCGAGCCATCTTGGGCAGGAAAACGCCCGTGATTTCGTTGGCGATGATCGCGGCCGGCGCGTCGAGCTCGATCAGGCGGCGCAGCCGGTCGGCTGAGTTGAGCAGTTGGCGTTTGGCTTCGGGTTCCATGAATGGCTCCGGGTGGTTTATTCGTCCATCCTCCACGAATGCTCGCAGGCCGAGGTCCGGTCCTTGGCCGGGAAGATCGTCCAGACGAGCCACTCGTGTTCGTTGAACTTCCGGAGGACGATCAGGCCGTGAATTGACGGCGTGTAGACCACGCGGCGGTCTCCGTGTTCGCTGATTCCGTTCCGGAAGCGGTCGTGACACTGCCGCACGGTCATCAGACGGCCCTCTTCGACGAGCGTCTCCAGCACGCCGGCAAGTTCTTCGCGGTCGAGGCCACCCGTGTGCGGGAACCGTTCGCACAACCGGTCGACGGCGTGCGGGTTGACCCTGAGCACGTCGACCATTTCCGCTGGGACCGTCCGGCCGATTGCCCGCGGCTTGGTGCTGTCCATTTTACCTTGCTCCGTTTGCCGCCGTTGTGGTGGCTCTCTTATAGCCCGCGACGGCGGAAACGGCCGGGTTACCGAAAGTTACTTGGCTTCGAGGGCGAGCCTCGCCTCTTCGCAGCACTTGTCACACGGCAGGATTTCGCATTCGTGCCCCTTGATGAACCGCAGGGCCGACTCCAGCTTCGCGATCCGCTTCGCCGTCTGGCGGAGCAACTCGCGGGGCGTCATGCCCGTTTTGTGCATCACGTTGCCGGCCTCGACGAGCAGCTCCGCGATTTCGTTCCGCATCTCGCCGGGCAGGTCCTCGCCGGCCGTGGCGATCTTCGTGAGGCCGTCGTCGAAGACGGTGACGCCGCTCGCGCCGACGCACCAGTGGCCGCTGGGTTTCAGGTTCACGGTTTGGCTCCGGTTTGGAGGACGTTGGGAAGGCAGTCCATCAAGCCCTTGAGCATCGCGGCGTCGAACCGAATGCGGTCCTTGAGCCGTTCAATCTCTTCGAGCAATTCCGGCACGATTTCGTTGTAGGCCGTCACAGAGGTTATCCGCCGTTCCGGCTCGCCGGTGTAGGGCCGACGCTGCCACTGGACGAGCTTTCGGATTCCGGACGGGAAAAGAGCCGGGCGGGACTTCCCGCCCGGCTGGGATCGTTTCTCAGGCCGCGGCGACCGCCTCCGCGTCCTCGGTCTCGGCCTCGCCGGCGGTGCCGCGTTCGCTGGCGACGAAGCCGGAGAGGGCGGCGAGCTTCGCCTTGACCTTCTCCGTGATCTCGGCCTGCGTGGCGAGCAGGCCGGCCGTCGCGTCGCTGAGGAGTTCCTTATAGCCCTCGATGCGGATTTTCGCCGCCTCCAATCGCTTGACCGCGTTCCGCAACTTCAGGTCGGTGTTCACCAGCGGGTCGAAGTCCTCGGCCGCCGCGTCGTATTCCGCCAGCAGGCCGGCGAGGCCGCTGGCCACCGTGTCCTTGACGCTGCCCTCGGCCCCGAATCCCTTGGGGACCGGGAACCGCTGGTAGCTGCCGCCGAGCGAGTCCGCCACCGCGGCCACTTGGTCGCTCACGCCCATGTGATCGGCCGGGACGAAGTAGCACCCGCCCTGCTGGCGGATGGCGTAGAGGTCGCCGGCCGTCTTGAGGACCTCCGTCGTGATTCGGTGCAGGTCGTTGCCGGTCCGGAGGACGATCTTCTCGGCGATCTTGTCTTGCGCCGCCGTGGCGAGGTCGGGGCGTTCCGGGCAGGCGACGCTGCCGGTGGCCTTGTCCAGCGTGAGGATTGCCTCGCGGCTGTAGTCGATGCCGTCGCCGTTGCGGCTCTCCTGCGTGAACTGGAACCGCATCGCGGTGGAGCTCTCGTCGACCTTCCGGACGATCCGCTCGACTTGCAGGTCCCGCATGGCGCGGGCGAAGGCGTTCCGCGGCTTGATGACCGGGCAGTAATCGTTCGCGGGCAGGCCGGCGGCGGCGACCGCGGCCCGGAGGTCGGTCAGGTTCGTGCTGACCTTCCCGAAATCCCAACTGACGATCTCGCCGAGTAGGGCGGTTCGCGACGTCGCGGCGTTCGCGAACAGGGTTGAGGTGCTGGACATTGGCGTTCTCCGATGGTGGTGGGCGTTGTGCCCGGTATTGTTTGGCTCCCCGGACGCGGCGGCAAGCCGCGTTTCGGCCCCTGCCACGGGACCTCGTCGGCGGGGGTTATTTGCACCAGCCGAGGAATTCGGCGTTCATCCGGTCGGCCATGTCGAACGGGCTGTCGTGCTCGCGGTCAACGACCATCGTGAAGGTCATACCGTTGGCCGCTTGAAACTTGGCGAGATTGTAATTGCTCATGTTCGTCGCTCCGGTGTTTCGCAAGCCGTTTTGGCTTGCGTGAGGTATTTATAGCCGACGGTGGCCGGCGAGTCCAGAAGAAATCCCGGAGCCCGCCGGAATTTCCCGCGGGCCGGGTTACTGCCGGTTACTTGGCCGGTGCGGCGAAGATCGTCACCGTCGCGGTCCAGCCGGCCGGGATTCCGCCGCAGTGGGCGAACCGGGCCGCGATGAGTTCCTCGGCCGTCCGGCCGGCGGCGATCATCTGCACGTCCGTGTAGCCCTTGCCGTCGGCGTAGTTGATCCGGCCGACCGGGCGGACGCAGACCTGAGCGAAGCCAGTTTTCATCGTCGTTCTCCGTTCGTGGTGTGGGGTCGAATGGAAGGCCCCGGCGGGTGGCCGGGTCCGGTTACTGCCGGTTACTTCGCGACCGCGATGGCCTCGAGTTCCTCGATCGTTTCCGCATTCTTCCAGCCTTGATCCATCATCGCCTCTTCGACGAGGTCGAGTTCTTGGCGAATCTCGGCGGCCTGCGACGGGTCCGTAGCGGCCTCTAGGCGGCTCCGGATCAGGAGCATCGTGCGAACGAGCTTGGGGTTGTAGTTCGACTTCATCTCGGTCTCCCGGTGGCGGTGTTGAGAGGGCTGGAAAGTAGCCCCGGCCGGGTGGCCGGGTCCGGTTGCGTTTGACTTACAGGGACTCGATCAGGGCGATCATCTCGGCCTTCTGTTCGGCCGTCGGGGCCTCGCGGCTCCAGCGGACGACGTTGGCGGCGAAGGCTTCGAGCTTCTTGGCCTTGGCGCATCGCTCGTTTTCTTGCTCGCGGGCGGCCTTGCGTTCGCGGACGACGTCGGCCGACATGAGGTAGCCGGTCGAGTATTCGCTGCGGCCGAGCTCGCGGCCGTCCTTGTTGAACCGGTTCCCGCACTCGGTGATGACTTGGCCGCCGGGCGTGATCCGGGCGACCTTCATGACTTTCTGCGTGTGATCGTAGCCGCCGCGGCCGTAGCCGATTTCGCCGCCGACTTTGACTTCGACTTGCTTGCCGTGGATGGTGAGGATGATCGCGGTCATAACTTTCTCTCCGGGTGTTCACCGCGTCCGCGTTGTGCGTCGGGTGATGGTGTATTTATAGCCGATGGCCGGAGAGAGTCCAGAGAAAATTCCGGTTTGTCGCCGGAATTTTCTCGGAGGCGGGTTGCGTTTGTCAACCGGGTTGGCCGACGATCGCCTTGGAGACGACCGTCCAGCGGCCCGGAGGAACTCCGAAGACTTCGAACGGACGATCGTCTTCGGTCACGCGAAAGAGCCCGGAGCTATCGCCGATGGTCTTGTAGGAACCCGGCACGACTTGCCGCGGCTTGTCGAACGCCTCGCTGGCGAATCGGTTTGCGACGCCCTGAGGGCTGTCCGTCGAGGTGCATTCCCATTTCATCGTCGTCTCCCGTTCGTGGTATTGCGTGCCGGGGGTTGCGACCCGGCTCCCGCATTGATCCCCGGCGAACCGGGGCCGCTCTGCGATTGGAGGCGGTTTTCACTTCGTCTTCGTGGCCGGGAAGGTCGCCGTCGACCACGGTTGGTTCAGGTGGTATTCTTGGCTGCTCGTCAGGCACAGCGTGCGGTCCGGCATGGCCGTGAACGTCTGCCCGTCGCAGCTGAGGCCGTGCGGGTAGGCCGCGGCGAAGGCGGCCTGCTTGGCTTCCGGGGTGACCTCGCGGCTCTCGAACACGTACCGCGTGCCGCCGAACACCTCGGCGAAGTGGGCGTCGGCGTCGTACTCGTACAGGTCGTCCATGCCGTTGAAGTTGCCGAGCTCGTGGCGGTTGACGATTTCCTTCACCGAGGCGACCGTCGGGCCGTCGGTCCACTTCACGGTGATCGAGCCGCCGCGGGCGTTGACCGCGAACTTGTAGCCGGGGAGCGCCTTCTTGAGGCCGCGGCGGATGTTCTCGGCGGCGAGCCGTTCGCCCCGCCAGTCGGGCTTGTCGGCCTTCTGGATCAGGTGGGCGTTCGCGGGGTCGTTGGCGATGGCTTCGCGGGCGGCTTGGCTGGTGATCGTTTGCATGGTCGTCGCTCCGGTGTTCACCGCGTCGCGTTGTGCGTCGGGTGATGTTCTATTTATAGCCGATGGCTGGCGGTTGTCCAGAAGAAATCCGGCCGGCCGCCGGATTTTTCGGAGTTTACTTCCCGGCCGCGGTGGCCGGGTCGCGGTTAGCCGTTTTTGGCTTCGCATTCGCGGCGTTCGATTTCCGCCTTGATAAGAGAAATCGCCACTTCCGAGCGTTCGTAGTAAGCCTGTTCAAGCAGGCACGACAGCTTCCAGCCCGGCACGGCGACAAGGTTCCACAGCGTCGTCTTCGTGTTCATCGTCGTTCTCCGGTGGTTGGCGGGCCGTTGTGGCCCGCCTGTTGGTTCGGTTGGATTACTTCGCGTTGACGATTTCGTGGGCGGCCTTGATGATCTCGCCCGAGGCCAGCTTGACGGTGGAGAGCGTGAACGTCGGCCAGTCGCAGATGACGCCTTCGCCGAACCCTTCGACCGTGACCGCGGCACCCATCGTTGCCGGAGCGATCAGAACTCGTTTGTCCGTGCTGCCTTTGCGATCTGTCTTTTTCATTTTCGTCTCTCCGGTTGTCACCGCGTCGCGTCGTGCGTCGGGTGATGTTCTATTTATAGCCGATGGTTTCCGGTTGTCCAGCGGAAATCCGGAATTATTTCCCCGCGGCGCGTTCCGGCGTTCCGGTTCAGCCCCGGATTTGCTTGTCGATGGCTTCCATGACGGCCTCGATTTCGGCTTGGACGCCGCGGAGTTTGCCGATCCGGTCCCGGTGTTCGTTGGCCGCCGCGGTGAAGGCCGCGTCGCCCTGCGGGTAGTAGTCCCGGCCGTTCGGGGCCGCCTGCCGGAGCCGATCGACGGCCGTCTCGATGGCCTCGTAGGCGGCGTCGAGGTCGCTCTTGAGCGTGTCCGGGTGCGTGCCGTTCGCGTGGATCGTGGGGAAGGTCATCATCGTGGCTCCGGTTTGGGGTTTGGGTTGGCGGTGGTTTAGAGTGCGGCGGCCGTTTGGCGGCCCTTCTCGGTGATGCTCCAGACGGCGTCGGTGATGTGTGTCGACCAGCCGTTGCTGACGTTGCGGGCGTGTTCGTGCTTGACGAATTCCAGCAGGCCGGCGTCCCGGAGCTTGCAGGCAGCGTTGTCGTCGCGGCCGCCGCCCTTGACCACGCCGCCCATGCTGCCGTGGCCGTAGTAGCTGCTCGTGCAGCAGGTGCCGTTGCGGGAAGCCATCGCGGCCTTCAAGAGTTTGGCTTGCGTCGCGGTGATCTTGGCCATTGGAGTCGCTCCGGCTTTTCCCTTCGCGTTGTGCGTCGGGTGATGGTGTATTTATAGCCGATGGCTTTCCGTTGTCCAGAGGTTTTTCCGTTTCCCGCCGGAAATATTTCCGGCGGGTTACCGGAGGTTACTTACCACGAGTACGAGGCCGGCAACTTGCGGGCCTTCTGGTGTTTCACGGTGCCGCCGATCGCCGCGGCGCAACGATCGGCCCCCGCCTGACTGAGGAACGTCGCGTACACGCCGCCGGCCGCGTTCATCGCGACGTAGAGATCGTACACCTTGACCGGCTTCCGCTCCGCCTTCGGCTTCGAGAACAGCGGCGTCCCGTCTTCGCGTTCCAGCCGAGCCGCCGCGACCGTCGTCGTCTGCCCGATGTTGCCGCCGAGGCCGATCGCCGTCAGGTAGGCACCGCGATCGGCCTTGCCGTGCCAGCGGACCGTTACGATCGGCGACGGCAGCGGGCCGTACTTTCCCTTCGGCCAGCCCATGACTTGGACCTTCTGCACCGTGCCGAGTTTGCGGGCCTTATCGCCGCGGCGGACGACGACGGTACCGGCGGTAATTTCTTGCTGCGTAGCTGCGTCCATGATTGGCTCCTTCGCTCCGGTTCCGGGCGGCGTTGTGCCGGCCCGGTAGGATGAGTTTATAGCCAACAGCCGCCGTTGTCCAGAGAGAATTCCGGACGCTGCCGGATTTTCTTCACGCTGGTACGGCGGAGCAGGCCCCGGACTCGTTCGTACGTCCGCCGGGCCTAAACCCGGTCGTTGACGACGGCCGCCGACCGCTCCAGTTTCTCGATGCGGTCGGCGGTTTCCGTTATGAAATCGGCGAGCCGCCGGGCGTTCCACTCGATGGCTTGCCGGTTGTATTCCACCGACCGCTCCAAGTCCCGCACCGCCTTCGCGAGCGATTCCAGCGTCTTACCGGCCTCGGGCGGAGCCGGCGTGAGCCAGAGCGCCGCCACGTCGGCGGCGTCGAGGAGCAGGGCGAACTGCTCGGCCGTCACCTGCGTGCCGATCCCCTTTGATACGGCGAAGTTGGCTTCTTCCCGCGTCATCTTCGCGGTTTCCAGAGCCATCTGATTCGAGATTATCCACCGGATGGCCACCCCGACAACTTCGAGCGGCAGCGGCGGCACTTTCGGCCTCAGCCAGCCAGACACGGTCTCTATCATCCGGTGGCTGGCCGGCGGTTCCCACGCGGGGTTTTCGGGGGTGGCGGCTCCGGAGTGGAATCCGACCGGAAGCGGCACCTGATTTTTTGTCATTGTCGTCTCCTTGGGTTGGGCGGCCGGTTTCAGTGGCCGCGGATTAGCTTTTCCTTGAGAATCACGGCGGCCGCGAGGATACCGAGTAGAACCCAGCCGACGAGGAAACACCAGCCATCGTGCCCGAGGTGCCCACGCCAGCCGTAGCCGAAGATCGTCGCGAGTACGATGCCGCAGGCGAACGCCATCAGGAGGTCCCAGCGATCCAGCTTCACGTCGATTTTATCGCTAAGTTTCACGCTATGCCCTCCAGTGTCTATTCAGTTGCGGCCGCAAAGTCGGCGTTTCATACCTGAGTTAAGTCGGGTTTTTTTTCGCGGGCGATCCCGTCCAGCCGGCGTTCGGCTTCGGCCAGTCTCTGGCGCAAGTCGAGAACGATTACGCTCCGGGGTTGTGCCGGGTCAAATTCGTTGGCGATGGCGTCCAGCCGACGTTCGTGGTTGTCGGTCTTGAGCGTCAGGGCCCGAAACCGTTCGTCGATGCCGGCGATGTCGCGTCCGTTCAGTTGGACGAGCTCGTCGAGGGCCACGAGCCGGGCGGCGTTTTTCTGCCCGGCCTCAATTGCCTCGCGGTATCCCTTGGCGAACACGCCGACGTCCTTCTGGAGCACGCCGATGCTCTTGGCGTTGGCGGCCGCCATCTCGCGGAACGAGGCGACGTCGGCTTCGGCCGCGTCCAGCCGGTTGCTCAGTTTCAGGATGACGACGTTGGCGCTGTCGATGGTCTTGCGGAGCTGGAGAGTTTCTTCCTGCTGCCGGCGGATGACCTCGGCCGCCTTGGCGAATTCGGCGGCGGTGGGCGGCGGCTCCGGCTTCCACTTCGGGTTGGCTTCGGAGGCGTCGAG